CAGCCCTCTACCATCAGCTCCATGACCCCCAGAGACCGCCTGAACTCACTGGTCGAATCAGCCGCTACTTCCGTCCAACCGACCTGCCACACGCTCGCTGATGGCTCCGTTCGCGTCTGTATCGGCTCCACCTGCGGCACCGTTTCCTCCCATCACCTCATCACTCCTAAAATCAATCAACTCCGCCAATCAACCCGTCTACAATAAATCTGCTAACGTCAAATACCATATCCAAAAAACCTAAACTAGTCCCCAATGGGCAAGAAATGCACCAAGACTGAATCTGAGGATCGCGTTAATGCGATCTACGATCTACTCTTGCGTGCAAATAGTAGAACACAAATTATTCGTTACGCTGCGGAAAATTGGGAGCTTGGTGAACGTCAAACTGAACATTACATCGCTCGCGCTAGAGAATTACAAAAGTTAGACGCTGCCCTAGAACGCCCTGAATGGTTAGCCTCTGCCGTTGCACGCCTTCAAGATTACGAACGTGAGGCACGCACAAAAGGCAATCTCGGCTTAGCTGTCAAGGCACTAGAAACACAAGCCAAGCTCCTGCGGTTTGAGATGTCCTAAGCATGAGTCTGCTTTCTGGCATCTGTGAGCCTGGCACTCTGCTTGGCTTCATGGATGTAGCAACGCAGCAGGACACGACAGAGCTTCTCACGCGCATCCGTAACGATCTGCACCCAGGCCAGCTTGCGTTCGTAGACGACAGCAGTACTCAGATCCTTGGCATCAGTGCTGGCTATGGAGCTGGCAAGACTCGTGCACTATGCGCTAAGGCTGTAACCCTTGCCGCTGCCAATCAAGGTTTCATCGGTCTGGTCATGGAGCCAACCGGACCACTGATTCGTGACATCTGGCAAAACGACTTTGAGCAATTTCTTGAGTCATACGAAATCCCTTATACCTTCAGGGCGTCACCGTTGCCGGAATACATGCTCCACCTGCCAGGCGGTGATACCAAGATCCTGTGCCGATCATTTGAGAATTGGTCACGCATCATCGGCTTGAACCTTGCCTGGGTGTTAGCTGATGAGATTGACACTGTGGCACCAAGCATTGCCAACAAGGCGTTCCCTAAAATTCTTGGTCGCTTGCGCTCTGGCAACGTCAGGCAGTTTGGCGCAGCATCAACACCGGAGGGTTTCCGCTGGATGTGGAACACCTTTGGTAGTGATGAGGCAAGGGCAAGACCTGATCGGCATCTAATCAAGATGCGTACCGCTGATAATCCGCACCTGCCGCCGGATTTTATTGAACGCCTGCAAGCCAACTACGACCCCAGTTTGCTTCGCGCATACCTTGATGGTGAGTTCGTCAACCTGACGACCGGGCAGGTCTATGACCGCTTTGATCGCAACAAGCACGTACAACCTGACCTGCCTGATACCGACCGCGAACCGCTACGCATTGGCATTGACTTCAACGTCGCCAATATGAGTGCAGTGATCGGCGTTCGCATCGGCAATGGCCTGCTGATCACTGACGAAATCTCTGGCGCCCATGACACCGACGCGCTGGCTGCCGAGATCCGTCGTCGATACTCGGATCGCCGTATCTACATCTACCCAGACGCCAGTGGCGGCAATCGCAGCACCAATGCAACGCAGACCGACATTGCAATCCTTGAGTCCTATGGCATGTCCAACCAATCACCTAGAGCTAATCCTCCCGTTCGTGATCGGGTGGCTGCTGTTCAGGCTCTGCTGGAAAACGGCAAAGGGCAAGTCCGGTTACAAGTCATGCCGCAATGCAAGCGGCTGATTGAATGCTTGGAGCTGCAGTGCTACACAGACAAGGGGGAGCCTGATAAGGATGCAGGCTTTGACCACATGAATGACGCCTTGGGCTACTTGGTCTGGCGTGAGTTCAATCCGCTGCACGCAGGCGCTGGGCGCAGCACGGGCGTCAGACTTTATTGACGGCTAGGTTGCAGGTATTGCCTTTTCAAGCTATGGTCGTAAGCGCCTATCTTTGAGCCTACTCATGCTCGTCGGTCAAGAACTACTCGCCAAAGTCAAAGAACTTAGCACTCTCAACAAATCAGATCTCGTCCGCGAATGCGGTTACGTGAAAAATGACAAGGTATGCTTTACTCAGTTTTATGAGGCGCTCCTTGAAGCCAAGGGGCTGCAGATGAACGTGCCTGGCAAGCGCGGTCGTAGCCTGACCTATAAGACTAAGGTGTTGTTCAACGGTACGCTTAGCATTGGTGAGGGTTACGTGCGGGAGATGGGTTTTAAGCCCGGCGACGAGTTTGAGATTAAAATTGGTCGCAGGTCCGTATCGCTTACTGCTGCTTAAACTGAGCCAAAGCCTGCGCGTATCAAGCTGTGTATAGCGGATACAACTTTTACGACCGCCCGCTAGCTCAGCGGACTGTCACGCAAGTCACCGATCCAAATACGGCATGGTACGCGCAGGAACCTCATTGGATATTGATTGAGGATTTAATGCAGGGCACTTACGGGATGCGTAAAAAGCATCGTCGTTACCTGCCGCAGGAACCACGCGAGCTGGACGAGTCGTATGACAACCGCTTAGCACGCAGCGTGGTGCCGCCCTTTTATCAGCGGCTTGAACGGATGCTGGCTGGGATGCTAACCCGCAAACCCGTGCGGCTTGACAATACGGCTGATGTGATCCGTGAGCAGTTGTTCGACGTTGATTTGCAAGGTAACGACCTCAATGTTTTCGTGTATGAAACAGCCCGCAAGATGGTCCGCTATGGGCACGTTGGTGTCTTGGTGGATGCACCGTCTGATGGGGGTAGACCATATTGGGTGACGTACACGCCACGGCAGATCCTTGGCTGGCGTACTGAACAACAGGAAGGCAAGCAAGTCTTGACGCAGCTCAGGCTGTCAGAGATTGTGACGATTCCTGACGGCATTTACGGCGAGAAAGAAGTGCAGCAGGTGCGGGTGCTAACGCCAGGTGAGTACCAGTTGCATCGACAAAATGCCACCGGCGATTTCAGCGTGGTAGATGAAGGACGGACCAGCTTGTCTGAGATCCCCTTCAGCGTTGCTTATGCCCAGCGGCATGGGTTCCTTGAATCACGCCCGCCGCTCGAGGACATTGCCGAGCTAAACCTCAAGACCTACCAGATCCAATCAGACCTAGACAACCAACTGCACATCAGCGCCGTGCCCATGCTGGCGTTTTATGGTTTCCCGTCTGCTGCAGAGGAAGTAAGCGCTGGTCCTGGTGAGGCGATTGCATTTCCTGCTGATGGTCGTGCCGAATATATCGAACCGCAGGGCAAGAGTTTTGAAGCGCAGTTCCGCCGCCTAGAGCAACTGGCAGGGCAGATCAACGAGCTGGGACTGTCAGCAGTGTTAGGGCAGAAGCTCAGCGCCGAAACTGCTGAAGCAAAGCGGCTAGATCGTAGCCAAGGTGATAGCACCATGATGGTGATTGCACAGAACGTGCAAGACCTCATTGATAACTGCCTGCAGTTTCACGCGCAGTTCATCGGCAACGCTACCGCTGCCGGCAGCTCCTACGTCAACCGTGATTTCCTTGGCGCACGCCTTGAACCGCAGGACATCCAAGCCTTGCTATCGCTTTACACCGCTGGCACCATCAGCCAAGAAACCCTTCTGCGTGAGTTAGCTGAGGGCGATGTCCTTGGCGATAATTTTGATGTAGACGAGGAACTGGAGGCAACTTCTAATGGTGGGCTGGATTCACAATCTGCTGAACAGGCTGATCGACTGGTTGGTGGATTGGGCGATAATGCTGGAAGCGAAGACCCAGAAGATGCAGACACCGCCGAGGAAGCAGGAGCTTGATTACACGATGGGCAAACTGCCGGAAGAGGTTTTGGCAGTTGTTCGGATGACATATTACAAAAACGGCAAACCTGCTGAAGTAGATGAAATGGTGATCATGGAAGATGGGCAAAATGGTTATAACGCCTTTGCTTCTGCAGTTACCGGCGCTTTGACTCGCGGCGCAAACGTTAGTATCCGGTCCCAGTACAAGCCCAGCCAGCTTGGCATTGAGCCATGAGTACACCTGAGGCATTATTTCGTAATGCGATTGACCTGAATCGCTTTAGCAATAGTGTTGCTCGGCGTGTAATCAATGCCTATAACGACATCATCATTGATGCAGTTAATCAGTTGCGAACGATTGATGAGCTGGCTGCACCTGTTAAAGCTGCAAGATTGCGTGCCATATTGGCGCAATTAAAGGACAGTCTGGGCACTTGGGCTGGCGATGCGACAGAGCTGACGGCGCTAGAGCTGCAGGGTATAGCCCAGTTGCAATCGGAGTTTGTATCAAACGAGTTGCGCAAGGCGTTACCCGCAGGCGCACGGACCATGGTCAACACGGTTGAAATCAGTCCGCAGTTTGCGCAGAGTGTGGTAACGACTGATCCCACGCAGCTCAACGTGGTGGCGCTTAGCGATGATCTCTTTGCCGCAGTGCAAGGCGCACCGCAGACATTTAGCCTAACGGCTGCCAAGGGTGCCACCATTACGCTGCCTAACGGCGAGGTCGTTAGCAAGGCGTTTCGTGGCATTGCGGTGGATCAGGCTGAGCGGTTTAGCCAAGTTGTCCGGCAAGGCTTGCTGACAGGTGAACCAACGCCAGCTATTGCTAAACGGTTGATTGGTAGTTTGCAGTTTGGTGAACGTGCCAAGACCGTTAGGGAAATTGCAGCAGCGGGTGGTCAGGCGACAGCTATAGCCGACAATCAGATCCTTGCGCTAGTCCGCACCAGCATCAATCAGGTAGCAAATGCTGCTAGTCAACAGGTGTATGAGGCGAACCAAGACATCACAAAAAAGTACCGCTACGTTGCCACGCTTGACACCAGGACGAGTGCCATTTGCCGGGCATTAGATGGCAAGGTGTTTGAGTATGGCAAAGGACCGACCCCACCACAGCACTTCAACTGCCGCAGTACAACTGTGCCGGTGATTGACTACAAAGAGCTTGGCTTTGACCCGCCACCGCCAGGACGCCGCGCAGCTCAAGGTGGTCAGGTTCCAGCTAATACCAGTTACGGCAAGTGGTTATCTAACCAGGATCTTGCAACTAAGGCAAAAGCCTTGGGCGCCAGCAAGGTTGCTTACTTTGACAAGCTATCTAACAAATATGGACCAGAGGCTGCAATCGCAAAGCTGGTTAGCAAGGATGGCACAGAGCTAACCTTGAACCAGCTTCGGGCTCGTTATGGAACTCCCTGATCTACGGCATTTCCGCAACAATGGCATCTACAGCGATCCGGTAGAGGCACTTGTTGGCGAGGCAAGAGTCAGGCAGTAATCTCCCAGAACATCAGCCGGGAGATCAAGGCGGGCAAACCGCAAAAGCAAGCGGTGGCAATCGCCTTAGCAAAAGCAGGAAAAAGCCGTAAACGCAAGCCAAAGGCTAAGTAGCATGGCAGGGTAGCTGCCTCAAAGCAGATGCCTAAGTACACCGGACCAGCCAAGCCTCAAAAGCCAATGTCCAAGAAGGGAGGCAAGAAAAAGTGAAGCGCGGTGACCGAGTAAGTTGGATGTACCAAGGCACTCGCACCTTTGGCGTGGTTACTAGCATCGGCGGCGAACGCGCTACTATTGCGACACGCAGCGGTGGCAGTGTTACTCGTGTTGGCAATCAGGACGATCCAATCGTTCGGATCAAATCCGAATCAACTGGTAACGGTGTCATTAAAAGACGTTCGGAGCTGAAGGCGGCACCCCGCAAATGATCACCTATCGCGGCGAGCAGTTTGACGGCTACAACAAGCCGAAGCGCACGCCAAGCCACGCAACCAAATCTCATGCCGTACTTGCAAAAGAAGGCGAAACGGTCAAGTTGATACGGTTTGGACAGCAAGGTGTTAGCGGCAGCCCGCCGCGAGAGAACGAGTCAAAGGCAGCTAAGGTACGACGCGCCAGCTTTAAGGCACGTCATGCCGCCAACATTGCTAAAGGCAAGATGTCTCCTGCGTATTGGGCTGACAAGACAAAGTGGTAGCCTCCTCGCAGTGGATCCAATCTTTAAGTTCTGCAACGTAACGGCGTAGGTCTTGGGCTTTGGCAGCGTGCCACCCGCAACCTGTCCGCCGCAACAGATCCTCATGCCGATCAATAGCGTCAAGCATCTGTTTGATCAACGGGTTCCAAGGCTCCCTAACTGGTGTATTGAATTCTCGTTTTGACACTTTTGTGTCAGAAGCTGTACGATCGCAGCGTAATAAAGCCTGTGGCTAGTCCATGTCTGATGAAGCACAAGCTCCTGTGGAGCAAAATGCCGAAGTAGCCAACATGCAAGCTGAACTTGACGCCATGCGGCGCAAGAACTCAGAGCTGTTAGACGAGTACAAAAAAGCCATCGCCCAAGCAAAGGCTGTGCCGGATGGAGTCAATGTTGACGAGCTGCTGGAGTTCAAGCGTAACTACGAGCAACAGCAACTTGAATCACAAGGCAAGTATTCAGAAGCAAGACAAGCTCTGGAGCAGCAGTTCCGTGAGGCGACGGCAGAAAAGGACCAGCGCATCAATCAGCTTGAAGCCCGCGTGCGAGAACTTGAACTGGTAACGCCTGCTGTTACGGCACTAGCTGAAATTGTCCATGACCCAGACATGGTGCTAAAGACCAAGCTGAAGCCTGAAGCTATTGAACGCGAGGCTGACGGCAGTGTGGTTGTCGTTGATGGGTACAAGCGTATGCCTGTTGCCGAATGGGCAAAGACGCTGCCAGCTTGGATGCAGAAGCAACCCAAGCCGCAGGGCAGTGGTGCGCCATCAGGCGGCAATGTTGGCGGTGCCATCCCTGCTGGGATAGTTAACCCGTTCAGCCGCGACAGCTTTAATCTGACCGAACAGGCACGACTGTATCGAACAGATCGTGATCTGTATGATCGGATGAAAGCTCAAGCGAACCGCTAAGCTGTTACCAACCGGCTGTGCTGGTGATGTAGGGCTGTGCCCGTCCTTCCAACTCAACCCTGGTGATTTTTCATGGCGACTCTTCGCTCTGACATCATCATCCCCGAAATTTTCACGCCATATGTCCTTGAGGCTACTACCCAGCGTGATGCCTTCTTGGCATCCGGTGTGGTGCAGCCGATGGCTGAGCTGAACGCAACCGAGGGTGGTGACTTCATTAACGTGCCTTTTTTCAAGGCAAACCTGACTGGTGACTTTGAAGTGCTGACTGACAGCACCTCGCTGACCCCCGGCAAAATCACTGCTGACAAGCAAATTGGCGTAATCCTGCACCGTGGGCGTGCCTTCGAAAGCCGTGACCTCGCTGCACTTGCCGCAGGTTCCGACCCGATGGCTGCTATCGGCGCCAAGATCGCTGATTACATCGCTAACCAGCGTCAGAAGGATCTGCTGTCTTGCCTGGCTGGTGTGTTTGGCAGCCTGGGCACCAACGATTCGGCTTCCTTCGTTGATCTGACGATTGATGGTCTGACCGCTGACACCCCTACCGTGCTTACCCCTCGGCACGTTGCTGAAGCCCGCAGCCTGCTGGGCGATCAAGGCGACAAGTTGACCGCAATTTGTATGCACAGCAAGGTCTATTACGACCTTGTTGAGCGTAAGGCGATTGATTATGTGTCCACCCTTGAGGCTCGTGGCACCACCAGCACTCAATCCGGTGGCTCGATGGTTGCTGCCTACGGCGGTGACACCAGCGTGCCAACCTACATGGGCTTGCGTGTCATCGTCTCTGACGATGTGCAGACCGCAGGCAGTGGTAGCACCACTGAATATGCCACTTACTTCTTTACCAATGGCGCTGTCGCCAGCGGTGAGCAACTGGCTCTTCAGACGGAAACTGACCGTGACATCCTCGCCAAGAGCGATGCCATGTCAATCGACCTCCACTACTGCTACCACCCTGTTGGTGCCAAGTGGGGCGTAAGCACTGTCAACCCGACCCGTGCTCAACTGGAGACCATCGGCAACTGGTCGAAGGTGTACGAAACCAAGAACATTGGTATCGTGCGTGCAACCAACACTTCCAACTTCGATTGAGGTAACTAATTATGGCTTCCCTCTTTGAAGTAACTGCTGGCAGTGCCATTGGCTATCTCAGCGGCTCTGGTGGTGCGGTTACTCAAGCCACTAGCAAGTCCACTGGTGTCACCCTCAACAAAGTTTGTGGTGCGATCACCATGAATGGCGCAGCACTTGCTGATGCCACCAACGTTAGCTTTACCGTCACCAACAGCACTGTTGCTGCTAATGACGTTGTGATCGTTAACCACTCGTCGGCTGGCACTGCCGGTGCCTATACCGCTGAGGCCAATGCTATTGCAGCGGGATCCTTTGCGGTCACCGTGCGTAACGTGTCTGGCGGTTCGCTTAGCCAAGCCATTGTGCTTAGCTTCGCTGTGATCAAGGCTGCTAACGCCTGATGGGGCTGTTCGCTTTCCGGCGACTGCGTGATCGTGAGGTTGCTTCTACGGAGGCAACCTCTCTTTCTATTACAGAGCCTGCGCCTACACTAGAACCAAAGAAGCCACCCAACGATGGCAGTAGTAATCGTCGCAACCGTCGGGTCGGCAAGCGCCAACTCTTATCTGACTCTGGCGGACGCCCAGACGATCATTGATGGTTTTGTGCAGGACGATGATGTCCAACACTGGAATACTGGGAATACTGACAGTCGCAATCGCGCATTATTTACTGCGACGCAACGGCTAGACCGTGAACGCTTTTTAGGTGCTCGTGCAACTGATACGCAGGCATTGCAATGGCCGCGCACTGGTGTACGCAAGCCAGACACTTACGTGAACACCTATTCAGTCGGCTTCCCGTTTCGGATCTCCACAGATTATTTCACCGATTCTGAGATCCCGATTCAAGTCAAGTACGCCCAGGTTGTGCTAGCAGTATTTTTGCACAACAATAAGGATGCGCTTGGGCTAAGCGGTCTAGAGGATTACAAAAACGTCAAGATTGGTAGCCTTGACGTGACGCCGAACGTTATGTTCGGTGCCGTAGGTGCTGATAAGGTGCCACCCTTATTTGAGCGGTATCTGACGGGGCTTAGAATTAGTGGACCGGGCAACTTCTCTATTCGCCGGAGCTGATCATGGGTTACGTCTACGCAGGTGCTGAGTACATCGAAGACACCTCTGCGCATACAGGTCGCTTTGGAAAGATCGTTGCCCTTGAGGATACGGTCATTTCTAGCCTGACCGCGCAAGACTACACAGGTAACGCCTTGACCTCAATTCAGTTCAAGGCTAATTGTGAGCTGTGTGGAGTTTTTACTAGCATTACGTTAACAAGCGGAACCGTCGTTGCTTATAAGCTCTGATGGCACTTGTTACACCGCTACGCAAGGTTGCCAGCAAGTTGATGGCAAAGTTTGGCGGTGAGGTAACGATCCGCCGCATCACTGTTGGCGCCTACAACACCACGACCGGCACTGCTGCTGAAACCACCAGCGACACCGAAGTGCGTGGTGTGCTGGAAGACGTCAACCTGCGCGAGGTAAACGATCTAATCCAAGCAAGCGACAAGCGACTTGCGATTGCTGCTGCTGATGTAGCTGCTGCACCGACCACAGCTGACCGCGTGATCATTAGCAACGTGGCGCATCAAGTGATCCGCGTCACTACGATCGAGCAAGACAACACTGCCATCACATACGAGCTGATCCTGAGGGCATAATGGCACGCACGATCCGGATTGGTAATATTGGCGACTACGCCAGCCAGCAGATGGAGCACCTGCTGCGTGTTGCGGTGCTGGAGACTGATAGCCGGCTGAAGCAAGCCAGCCCTGTTGATACCGGCAGGTTTCGGGCGAGTTGGCAGGTAGGTGAGAATGTTGCTGGCTTTTACGATGCTGGCCCACAACAAGAGGCAACAGGCGCATTCAAGGAACAGTCAAAACCACCCGGCAAGCCACAACCTCCGCCGCTGCGCAAAATGAACTACAAGCAGGAGCGCGTCGGCAACATCTACAGCGTGCATAACAATTTGCCATATGCGGAGCCGCTTGCCAATGGCAGCAGCAAGCAAGCGCCAGCCGGTTGGGTGCAAGGCATTGCCAAGGACATCCAAGGCTTTGTCCGCGTCAACGCTGACCGCATCGGCAGGGAATCATGAGCAGCACTTACAACGACGTTCGCGCTGCTATTGAAGGGCGCATTGCAACGCAAATGGCGATAGCGCCTGTGTATCCGGTCAGCTATCAAAACGTTCCGTTTACTCCGCCCAACAACACGCCATGGGTCCAGGCATTCATTCGCTTTGGCGATAACAACTACGCCACGTTGACTAGTTTCAACCGCCAGACCGGCACGTTGGTGTTGAATGTCTTCACGCCAGTTGGCGTTGGTGCCGCCGCAAACTTCACCATTACAGAGCGGCTCAAGGATCTGTTCGACCGCGCCAAGTTTTCTAGCATCATCTTTGATGCAGCCTCAGGACCAGCGCAGGTAACACCAGCAGCACCTGAGCCTTACTTCCAAACTCAGCTAACCGCTACCTTTGAAGCCTACCTAGACTAGAAGTAGCCACTACCGTTCACAACATGGCTGTTACTGTTCTGTCCGGTACGTCCGGCGCCCTTTACTACAAACCCGCCGGTACTAACGGCACCTTCGGTGAGGCTAATGTCAACACCGGCAGTGAGACCATCACCGTTGAGCCTTACCTGAACTTCAAAGTCGGCGATCCCGTCAAGTTCAGCGTTGTCAACAGCCAAACCGGCGCTGCTGGTTCTGGCACCCTGCCCGCTCCGCTGGACTCAAATCCCAGCACCACCACGTATTACGTGGTTTCCTACACCGCTAATAACGGTGCATTGCAGGTCTCCGCCACTCCAGGAGGTGCCGCGGTAAACCTTACCGACGATGGCACTGTTGCTGCGCCCAACGAATTTCAAGTCGCCTACGCCGATTACGCCGCTGTCGGTCAAGTGCAAAGCTGGAGCTTTGAGATCTCTAGAGCTGAAATTGACGTGACCACCATTGGTCAAACCGCTGGGCAGTATGCACCTTTCCGTGCTTATATTCCAGGCTTTGCTGATGGCGATGGCTCTGCAACCATCTATGTGACCAACGAAGACAGCGCACTTTCCAACCGCATGGTGGAAGATGTGCTGCAGCGTCAACAAGTTGGTTGCGCCTTCAAGCTCTATACCGACAAGCAAAGCACTGAGGCCCTGAGCCGTAGCATCGCTATGGATGCTGTGCTGCTGACCGCCAGCCTGAACATCAATCCCGACGATGCTCAACAGGTTGAAATTACCTTCCGTCCTGCTGGCGTGCCGACCTTCGATTTCAGCACCTCAGCCTGATAGGCTGATTCGGTCGTGCTTCTTAGCCCTCAGGTTGCACTGGGGGCTTTTTTATGTGTAAAGTGATAACGAGCGACCAATTTTTATGCCCGTACCAACTTCGACTGCCCTAGCGCGTCTGAAAAAGGCAGCAAATCTGACCCCGATCAAACGGGTGGTCAAGCTGGGTGACGGCAGTGAGTTTGAGTTTTACGCCACTGCATTGACCATGGCAGAGCGTGAACGGGCGCAGAAGATGCCCGGAGGCGAAGAACCTAATGGTTTTGCGTTGAACCTGCTGGTCACCAAAGCATTGGACGATGCTGGGCAGCGGTTGTTTCAGACTGGCGAAATTGCTGAGCTGAAAAATGATGTGATGGATGCGGATCTGCAGACTCTGATGCTGGCGATTATTACCAGCCCTGAAGAAGAGCAAGCTGTTGACATGAAAAGCACTAAAAACTGAACTTAAGAAAGACAACCTGTTGCTGCTGCAGCTTGGAGTTGCCAAAGAGTTGGGTTATACGCTGGCGCGATTAAATAATGAGTTGACGCTAGAAGAGCTGCTGCTATGGAGCAGTTATTTTGAGCTGCAAAATGAAGAACAAGAACGTCAGATGAAGCGGCGACGATAGACTGCTGATAGCAAGGGGGTTGCATCGTGTCGGTTGTCGCCAATGTTGCGTTAAATCTTGACGCTCGTGGCGTACCGCAAAAACTGCGCGAGGTTCAGCAAAGCGCCCAAGCCACCGAAAAAGCCTTCAGCGCCCTTAGTTCAGCCGTTGCGGCATTTGGGACTGGCTTTGCTCTGACGCGGGTTATTTCTGATGTTCGTGAACTAGACACAAATCTGCGTCGGCTTGGAACTGTTGGTGGTGACGTAAAGGCGCTTGACAAAGGACTTGGTGCGCTTAGTGATCGCTTAGGTGGTGTTGCCAATAAAGCCGAGTTAGCTGCTGCGAGTTATCAAGCATTGTCGGCTGGTTTTACGCAAACATCAGACAACCTAAAACTTGTAGAGGCTGCAACCAAGGCTGCTGTCGGTGGTCTTGTTGATGTGACCAGTGTGGTTGAAGTCACCACTAAAACGCTTAATGCGTATGGAATGAGTGGTGCTCAAGCCGTCAAGGTTACTGACAGCATCACAAAGGCTATTGAATACGGGCAAGTTCAGTGGTCTGATTACACCAGTCAGCTTGGTCGCGTTGTTTCAGTTGCAGCTATTGCAGGCGTAAGTATTGATGAACTTAACGCTTTTATTGCCGCTGCAACTAAAAATGGTGCTACGGCGGAAATTGCATTTACTGGTCTTGGAGCTACACTAAACACGCTGCTGCAGCCAACCAAAGAAAGTCAGGATGCTGCCAAGGAGCTTGGCATTCAATGGGATTTATCGGCTTTGCGTGGCAAAGGTCTTCAAGCCCTGCTTGTTGAATTAGGGCAAAAAGCTCAAACAAATACATCAGCCGCAGCGCGACTTGTTGGTTCACAAGAAGCCTTGCGTGGCGCATTTTCTGCAGCATCCAAAGGTGGCAAAGATTATCAAATGATTCTTGAGGGTCTTGGTGGTGCTGCTGGAAAGACAGAAGCCGACTTCAACACAATGAAAGGCAGCTTGGAAAATACACTTAAAGCCCTTGATACTTCATTCAAAAATTTAAGCGAGGCATTTGGCGAAGCGTTTGGTCCGACTGTCGTCATTGTCATTCAAGATTTGACAAAAGCAATAAACGGATTCGCCTCATTTATGGCAATGGTTCCACAACCCGTAATGAATACGGTTGGCGCTGTTGTCAAACTAATCGCCCAAATGATTCTGCTGCAAAAAGCAGTTCAGACGATTATTGCTTTACGCGCTGGATTTGTTGGCGCCATGTTGGGTATGGCTGGCGCTACTGTGGCGACTGGCACGGCGGCAAAAACCACGTCTTCGGCTTTTGCTTTATATACAGCCAACACTAAAACACTTGAGGCCGCTTCGGCAACGGCTGCGACCAAGGCAACTGGATTACTTGGTGTGCTGCGTGGGTTAGCTGCTATTGGTCTAATCACTATTGGTATCAATTTAGTTGTCACGGGATTGCAGGAGGCAATGGCCGCCGCTGCAGAAACTCGTCGCTTACGTGGCGAACGGGCGGCTGGCGGTGCCGCTGCAATTTTTGGTGGAAGTGCCACAAAAGGGCAAAAAGCAACTGCCGCTAAAACACTGCAAGCAATTAAAAAAGAGCAGCAGACTTACCAGCGGCCCGGAACGGTTGCGGCTCAAACGCTACTTGGTCCTGCAGCACAAATTTTTGGTATTCCCACAACAGCACAAGCTGGCGCACGCCGCACTGTTTTAGGCGAAAGAGCCTTAAGGGCTCAAGCTGTTATGGGTTTGCCTACCCGTGTTGAAGAGGCGGTGGGTGGTGGAGGCGTTGGTGGTGGCGGTGGTGGCGGTGGTGCCGATGGTGGAACTAAAGAGAAAGGCAAAACAGACGCCGAACGTTTAGCGGAACAGATCGCCAAGCAAAAAGCAGCGGCATCTGAAGCACTTGCTGTTGAGAAGGGAAGATTATTAGTTGCTCAAACGGCAGGTCCCTTGCAACGTC